GCCTTGAAGATCGCGATGGTCTGGATGATGCCGGCCTGCTTGATCGGATCGGGTACGGCCGACCAGCCCCACTTGGCGGTCACCTGCACGAGTGCCTGCCCATAGTCGAATGGGAACGTGAGGGACTGGATCGCTCGGATCTGCGTGTAGGGCCAGGACTGACCGTCGACGATCCCGTTGAGGGGCTCGAGCTGGTAGTCGGTCGATGCCCATGTCTGGTCGAACGTGCCGGTCGCTCCGGTGTCGGTCTTGACGATCAGTCCGCTGGTGGTGCTGATGTCGTCGGTGAGGACCAGCCCGTAGGTGGTGGCGACGTAGGTGCGGGCGGTGGCGTTGGTGTCCGCATAGAACCGCCGGTTGCAGGCGGCTTCGATCATGCGGCTGGCGGTGTTGATGGCGAGTTCGATGCGCCCGTCGTCGGTGTTGTCGTAGACGCTCATGGCGGTCTTCACGTCGGAGAGGCTGCACAGCCCATTCGTGATTGCCATTCAGATTCGCTCCGGGATCGTCAGCCAGAAGAACTGCCCGACCATGGCGAGGGGGACCCATGGGTCGGGGATGAGTGATGCGGCTGCGAGTGCGAGGACGGGACCGGCGACATGCTGGTAGAGGCGCACACTGTCGGTCGCGACCAGGAGTTGAGCGTAGGCGACCGTCAGAACGATCGCGAGTTTCCAGTCCAGAGCGTACAGCCCGACCAGACACACACCCCACGGTAGGACCATGACCTTCGCGTTGCGCCACTGGCCGGCGTGATACTCGAGGCTGGTGCGGATCGGATGCGCGGTGATGCGATCCCATTCGGCAATCCCGGAGGATTCGGCCGGTCGACGTACTAGCGCGATGACGGCTGGGACGATGAGGGCGATGAGGGGCCAGGGGGACCAGAGCCAGAGTGCCGCACAGATCGGCGCGGTCTCCCGCACCGACGCAGCGAGCGCGATCACACAGAGGCCGACGATCATCCAGACGGGTCGGCCGGTGACCATGAACGCGACGCCCATCATCGTGAGGGCCGTGGCCGGCAGATCGACCTGAACGGGAATGCTCACGCCGGGTCCGAGGATGCCCGGCAGGGCAAGCAGCAACACTCCGGTGAGAGCCGCTTGCATGGGGGTGAGTCCTCGAGCGAACGCCCATCCGATCGTCGTCACCCCAAGGACGAACCAGGACACACTCCAGACCGTCCACCAGAGCCTCAGATTCGTCCCACAGAACGCCGGGAGCGCCCACCTGAGGTGGAAGGGCCGGGTGACCTTGTGTCCGTCTCCTGCGGCCAGATACCGCTGGGCGTCAGGTCCCAGACGCCGGTTCAGGGTTCTGGCCGATCATCTCGAGGCGCTCGTAGAACTTGTCATCCAACCAGACCTGCTTCAGGTGGTTGGTGCGAACGCCGGTGTGGACGTGGATCGGGATGCCGAGTGCGCCGGCCCTCGAGCAGAATGACAGGTCCTCACCGATTGACGCACCGAGGGAAGTGTTGAACACGGGCGAGTACCAGGTGCGCCCGTATTCGGCTTCGATCTTCTCGAACACGGACCGGTGAATGATGAGGAATGCGGAACCGGTACCAGCACACTGGGTGACGGTGTCGGCTTCCCATTCCTGTCGGGTCCAGAAACCCTGCTGCCCGTTCGGGAGTTGCACCCAGTCGAAGATCGTGCTCGTCGGTTGGACCGTGTACCCGCCGAGACCATCGAGCGCGACCTCGCGCATCGCGAAACAGAGACCGCCCATGATGGGGCGTTCGTCCGGGTCGGCGGTTTCGAGGAGCCGGTCGACACTGTCGGCTGCGAAGCCCATGTCGGTGTCGACCCAGAACAGCCAGTCGGCTTCGCACTGGGTGAGGAACGCGTTGACGGTGTCGTTGCGGGCCTGGACGATTCCGCCGGTCCCGTATCGGGTGGCGAACCAGCCGCCACCCATGACGTGCTGGTGGTGGTTCAGGTCCCATGCGATGAGGGACTGCATGGACTGGTGCCACGAGTGGGCGACTTCTGCGCCGTGCACATAGGCGACAGCGACCTTCGTCTGCTTGGCTGCGGGTACCGCGCGCCCCTTGGGCTTAGCCACGCTTCGTGGTGCGCTTCTCGCCGGGGGCCTTCGACGCCTGCTCGATCACAGGGGCGGCCGGGACGGTTCGGCGGATCCGTTCGGGCTGGGCTCCGAACAGGTCGGGCCGGGCCTTCACGAACGGGTCGTTCGCGGCCCACGGTTCCCCTTCGACGACTCGGATGATGAGTCCGGTCTGCGGGTCCGTGGTGGAACAGGTGGATAGTGCGAACACGATCGGTTCGGACATGGTGCCTCCGGGAAGGTTCCCCTGGCCGGGTCGGCAGCCATCGACCTGACCAGGGGAGAAGTGGGCTGCGGCTGCGATGGGTCAGGGGACCGGACCCGTAGGTCCGATCCCCTTCACCATCAGAGGGTGGTACCGGATCAGGTGTTCTGGAGGATCCGGAAGCCGTTGTCGTTCACGCTGTCGAAGCCGTGACGGGCCGTGGCGAAGAAGCCACGCTGGTTGGTGGGACGGTTGTTCGTGACGTCGAACAGGTGCGGGATGAGCTCGACGCTCATGCCGGCCCGCTGGGCGACGACGAAGTTCGAGAAGTCACCGACGACGAGGATGTTCGCCTGGGTGGTGACACCGGTGAACTCCGGCGCGTAGTCCGTCGTGTAGACCGGACGACCGAACAGCGTGCCGATGCCGGCAGCCGAGAGGTCGACGGTGTAGTACGAACCCGGACCCGAGGTCGCGAAACCACGGACCTCGTTCTCGACGTCGGTGTGCATGATCCACGACGCGTTGGCGCGGTACCGCTCGGGGAGCGCCTTCCACGTCTTGAGCACGTCGACCGCACCGAACGACCCGTCGGTGGTCACGACGACCACGACGTTGGTGTTCGACTGGAGGGCCGAGAAGATACCGAACGGCTGCGAGGAGCCGGAACCGGTGATCGTCTGCGACGCCACGAGGTCGATGTACCCCTGGTCGAGGAGCGCACGCATCTCGGCGGCGAAACCGACGTAGTCGGCACCGATCTCCGCCGAGAACGGGATGAACCCGCGGGCCGTGTAGACGGGGATGTTCGGCTGGGCGAGGGTCGGAGCGTCGTCCGACACGGCCACGGCCTCACCGTCGTAGGACCACGAGGTGCCCGCCGACGAGACGCCCTTCCACTCGTCCGTGGTGATCGTGATGACCCGGGCGAGGTTGAGGACCGGGGCCGCAGCGGCACCGCTCGTCAGGATGATGGAGGGGTCGATGAGGACCGGGATGCCGAAGCCACCGGCGGTGTCCACACCCTCGCTCATCGCACGGAACTCGTTGATCGCACGGACCTCGTCCGCGTCGAACGCGGGCACCGGCTGGCTGATCGCCTTGGCGAACGCCGAACGGTACGCGTCGGACTCGGTGACGAGCATCCGCTTCGCGATCACGCCACCGTCGGTGTACGCGGTCTTGGTGCGGAGGAGCTGGTCGACGTGGTCCTCCTGGTGGGCGGCGAGGCCACGACCCTCGGTCTCGAGGACCTTCAGGGCCGCGTCGCGCAGCTCACCGCGGGAGGCGGAACGCAGGTCGAGCGCGGAGGGCTCGACTCGCTTGAGGATCGTCGGGCTGTCGATGCCGGCGTGACGCTCGGTCGCAGCGGCCTTGGCGGCCTCGATGCGGGCGGCGCGGGCCTCGAGCTCGTCGAGTTCGGCCTTGCGGGCCTCGAACGCCTCGAGGGCCGCGGTGAGCTCCTCGTCGTCCTCGGGGGTGATGTCGTCGATCTCGGAGAGGCGGACCACGGTGGACCGGATCTCCGCGACCTGGGCACGGAGTTCGTGCAGGTTCATGGGATCTCCTAGTGAAGATGGAGAGCGGCGAGGGCTTCTCGCTGGGCTCGGGATCGGGGTTGACGCTCCGAGTGCGTGGTCTGCGAGTCGGAGTCGGTTGATCCCGAGTGGTCTGCGACCGGGTCGGGATTTGTGGCGAGCGACTTGACGTCGGTGCCAGTTGCGAGGATCCGGGCGAGTTCGCTGCGGACCTCAGGGTCTTGGAGCGCGTCGAGCGCCTGTCGGGAGCGTACACCGACGGTCGTCTGCTCGTAGGCGGGGAACACGACCGGACCGACCTCGTAGAGTGCGATCTCGTTGATGGTGCGCTCGAGCATGCCGTCGGCTCCACGCGTGACCTTGTCACCGTTGGCCGGCACCGAGAATCGGAACGACATGCCGTTGATCGCACCGTCTCGGATCGCATCGCGAACCGGCTCGACGAGCCAGTTGTCGGAGAGACGGGCCTTGACCTTGAGACCGCGCTCGTCCTCGACGATGCTTGTGATCCGGCCGAGGGGGATGGATCCGATCAGCGGGTGGGAACCGTGATCGAACTGGAGGACCGGCATCCGCTGGCCGAGGGTCCGCTTGAACGCACCGGGGGCGATGCGCTCACGGAACGTGCCCTCCCACGAGTCGATGGTCGTCCACTCGTTGAACACGGCCGCATAGCCCTGGAGGGTGAGACCGTCGTCGGAGGGCATGGCCCGGAACTCGACAATCCTTGACAGGTTGTCACGCGACAGACTTTCGGTCTGCATCTCGGGGGCCGGGGCCGGCTGGTCACCTTCGACGACGAGGGCTTCGGGGATCTGCCAGAACTTGCAGATCGCCTCCGGGGCGATGTCACCCTGAACGATCTCGCACGCTCGAGCACCCTCGTAGAAGAGGCAGTTGGAGCAGACGAGACCCTCGTTCGCGAACGGGGACTCAGCGACGTAGTGGGCACCGTTGGAGCCGGTCGTCTGGTCGAACTTGCCGTGGATCTCGACGATGTCCTCGAGCGCCTGGTAGACGGCGGCCTGTGCGGGAGCGACCGGGTAGATCGTCTCGTCGATGCTTCGGGCGTCGGTCATGTTGGTCTCCTCGGCGTTGATGGCTTCAGCCTTGCGGGCGAACCATTCGCGTGCGGGGTTCGGGTCGGTCGGGTCGATGTGGTGCAGCATCAGGCTATGGGGGCCGGTTCGCCGGTGCCGGGCGGTTGCAACTGGACGGAGAGTTGACCGGTGTGAACGAGGGCACTCATGTCGCCAGTCGTCACCGCGGTCACGACCGAGGCCGGGTCGAAGCCACCATCGACGAGGGTTCGCATCGTCTGGGCGTCCTTCTGGCGGGTGGCCGCGGCGTCGTCGATGTCCTCTTGAAGAAACGAGACGTCTCGGTCGTCGTACCAGAGGCGGGCACCACCGTCGGGCGGGGGCACGAGGTTCTGGAGGGAACCGCAGGCGGAACGCCACAACGGTCGGAGGGTGCCGTCTGCGAACCGGCGTCGGGCTGCCCCATAGTTGCCGGCGTTGAGGCTCGAACCGGCAAGACCCTCGCTGATTCCGAGGATGGAGGCGGGCACACCAGCGGCCGCGGCGATACGAGTCTCGCCAGCACCCTGAACGGCCTTCATCGCGATCTGCTCGAAGTTCGCCCCGACGACCTTCACGTCCGCACCACCACCGAGGTACAGGGTCCGGTAGGCGTTGGCGGTTCCACGGTGTCGGGCTTCCATCGACTCGCGGAACTTGTCGAATGCTTCCTTCGTGATCGTCGGATCGAACGAGACGACCATGTTCGGGGTGGCCGCGTTCGATAGGAACGCCGACTTGTAGTTCGTGAGTTCGCCATCGACCTGCACGTCCTGGATCACGGCGGACAGCCAG